AGATGGAGACTGAACTCAGGGAGATGCTGGTCTATGAGCTTGATATGCCTGGGGTCTGGAAAGAGTTCAATGCTGAAAGGCACAGGCTTACAGTTGAACTTGAAGATAGGATGGCTCAAGAGCTAAAAGAGAGAAGAATAAGAGAGGCTAGACGATCCAAAAGACTAGAGAAGATCAAGATTAAAGCAGCTATATCCATAGCTGTTTTTCTTTGGTTCTTTGTTTTCTCTGTCCTAATGTATGGTCTTTATCTAGATGCACAGGAGCGTAGGCTGCTAGATAAGTTTGATCGTAAACAGTTTGAGTACCTATGGATCAATGATCCTGATTATGTTGAATGCTGGAAGGTCTTCCAAACAACCTCAATGCTCCCTAGTTTCTGTAGAAAGGACTAATTATGTTAACTTTATTGTCTACCCTTATCAGCTTCCTCATGGGTGGCCTGCCTAAGCTCTTGGACTTCTTCCAGGATAGGTCTGACAAGAAACACGAGCTTCAGCTTGCACAGATGCAGACTGAGCGTGAGCTTGCCATGCTTGAGAAGGGCTACGCTGCACAGGCTAAGGTCGAGGAGATCCGCCTAGACGAGATTAAAACCTCTAGCAGTGCTGAGACCACCCAGGCCATTATCGGTGCTCAGCAGGCTGAGATGCAGGCTCTCTATGCCCACGATATGAGCTTGAATGAAGGTACGTCTCAGTGGGTTAAGAACCTCCGTGCTCTGGTGCGTCCCTTGATTACCTATGGCTTCTTTGGCCTGCTGGTGATGATTGATTGTTTGTTGTTCTGGCACGGATACAAACAAGACGTAGACTTCGTGACTTTATCTGAACAATTGTGGGATAATGACACCCAGGCGCTGTTTGCTTCCATTATTGCTTTCCACTTTGGTGGTCGGGCCTTTGGAAAATGATAAGCAACAAAGCCATTGAGATGATTAAACACCATGAAGGGGTTAGACAGCTTCCATATCGTTGCCCTGCTCTGCTCTGGACTGTTGGTGTTGGTCATGTCATTGACCCTAATCATATCAAAGTACCTTTAGAACAACGTAAACAACTTGCTATTCCAGAAGGCTGGGATAGGAAGCTTACGATGGAGGAAGTTAATGCGATTCTTCAGAAAGATCTTGAGTCTTTTGTCAGAGGTGTTCTACGTCTCTGTCCTAACACTGCTGCTAATCAAGGCCACCTCGACGCTCTCACTAGCTTTAGCTTCAACGTAGGGCTAGGGAACCTACAGAAGTCCACCATACGGATGAAATACAACCGTGGTGACTTTGAAGGAGCTGCTGAAGGCTTTCTAGACTGGACCAAGGCAGGCGGTAAGGTACTACCTGGACTTGTTAAGCGAAGGAACGATGAAAGAGCACTTTTCTTAGGTGCATAAAAGAGGCCCCGTGAGGGGCCTTTTTAGTTACCAGAAGAAGGTTATTTGAACGAATCCAAGTAATATCACTATACCTGTCTTTTCATATATTTCTTCTTCGTCAACCTCAACGTACAAGGTGTCCGCATGAGCGATACCGAATACGAGTCCGTGGATGAAATCGATACTGCAATTCATCAGAATGCAATCTCACAAGCGCCAGCGGTGCAGGATAGCATCTGAGCGCCTTCCACATTATCAGTTCCCTCGATGAATGAGTCCCAGTCAATGTCTTCGGGCATTGATAGAGCCATCTGGAGGTACTCACCAGCAGTGATCTCCTCGTAGGGGGCCTGACGATACGTACCACCATCGTAGGGCAGGTAAGACACGCCAGTGACCTCATCGAAATGATCCCAGGTCCAAGCACCGACTTTAGGCCACTCATTCTCGTTTACAGAGATGGTCACAGAAGGCTTATGCTCACACCAGTGGCGCTGGAATACCAGCCAGAGGTCCAGGTGTTCTACAGCACTCAAATCCTCCCGTAACACCGCCCCTTCACCCACCTTCTGAGGAAAGCTAAACACGGTGGTTGAATCAGGCTTCATCACACACGGCTCAGACGGGAACCCTTGAGACTTAAGGAAGTTGGTCAGAGGGTCTTTGTTGTCAGAACGCACACGGCGAATGTAATACTGACTATGCTGGGGATGGATACCACTAGCAGTTCCCGTGAGCTGAGACACAGTGCCTTCTGGTTTAACGCAAGTAATAGCGGCAGACACAGGGATGCCAAGATCGTTAGCCATCCGAGCGTTTGTATCAATAGCAACATTCTTCAACTCCTCAAGGCGCTTAGGGAGGTCCAAGTCATAGGCGCTGTTCAGCAACGGATTATCAAGAATACCAGTCATAGACACGCCCAGGAGACGCTCTTCCTCGGTGTTGGTCTGCCAGATCTTCCGCAGGTACGGGAAGTGGGTCATCGTCGATTGAAAAGTTCCAAGAATCGTTGCCAAGCGAACCTTGTTGCGAAGTCGATCCATATCATCGCCGTTACGAACAATAACGGAAGAAAGATTGCAAAATTGATAAGGCCGAAGAATAATCTCGCTGCAAGGGTTCGTACCCCATTCTTTACCCAGGCTACGGCGACCATTCTTTTCTGCTTGAAGTTCTGAAGCATAACGATTGAAGATTCCTCGCTCACCGGAGTGAGATTCATAGATGTTAGACCATTCACGCATGAACTGACCAACGTCAGGCTTTACCTCGTAGACAGCACTGTTGTTAGCCAAGGCTCGCTGACCGTTACCATCCCACCAGTTGCCTGCCTTAGCGTGAGCCATACGGTCATCGCCGAGGTCAGACAAGGAGATCATAGCACTACGGCGCACTCCGCCCACGACGACAACTTCCCCGATCTTACAGAGAATATCATGACACTCGATGGTGTGTAACTTACGCCCCACAGCTCCTTTGAACTTGGCGATAACATATTTAAACAACTCCACCAGAGGCTCGGGTCCACTTGCCCGTCCACCGAAGGTTTTAAGGCGTGTACCGGCAGGACGAACTGCGGAAACATCCCACTTCGGGATCTCACCGGCGTAGAGGAGAGCAATGATCTGACGGAGAGCCTTTGCCCATCCTTCCTTGGAGTCTTTAACAACAATAGTAGTATTGCTGTCGTACAGCTTTTCAGGAATCTCTGGTAGTTTGTTAACATATTTCTGCTCCACGCTAAAGCCCACACCTGTGCCACACAAGAGGATGTACATAGCCTCATCAAAGGCTTTAGGATCATCAATGGGCAGATACGAGCAGTTATAGCCAGCGATGTTCTGGCGCTCCAGAGCCTCACCAGCAGTCATAATTGATCGCATAGAGGGCATAACTTCCAGGTTAGTCACAGCCTCTTCAAGCTCGTGACGAAGGGCAGGACTGAGCGTATATTGGTGCTTATCCTTGAGGTGCTTTTCCATGAAGTTAAAGTACCGAGTAACGGTTTCGGGCCAGTGCTCTCGTCGTCCTTTATCATCTAGGAACCGGCTGTAACGGCTTTTTGCAATGTAAGTTTGGTACGGGGTCATTATTTTCCTTGTTCTAGTTCAATTAGCTTTTCAAGATAGTGGATGGCTTTCTTGAGGTCATCTATACCGCCCTTGTCTCTCCAACGGGACACGTATTTTACGCAGTTTCCGGTAAAATAGCAAAGGTTATTTGCATGAATATAGTCCCAAGGTTGGATTTCTTTGTCACTATAGTGACTCCCAGATACTTGTTTACCATTAGCACCTTTTTGGGGCACTTTCTCAGGTAGATTCAGTGACCTCATATATTCCTCAATCTCCTGAACTGTTGTGGAGTGTATTGGTGTCCAACTGTCCATATTTCTTCTCCAAATATTCAATGCTTAGGAACATTTCATCAAAGTGACCGTCTTGAACCTCGTTCATCACGAGAAGACCCCGCCAATGACGGTTACTAAGCTGATCCATATAACTCTCATCGTGCAGATAATAACTACCAACCACAATAGCTGTGATAGGTCGTCCATCAGCTCGCTTACCATAGGCGACTTGTTTGCCTTGTTGGTGTCCAGCAACACACGACATATGTAGCTTACTGATAATAGCAGCAGGAGACGATGCAGGTCTGCCCATAGCACCGACAGGCCAGTAATGGTTAAAACCAACACCATTAATGAAAACAGGATGTAAGAACCCATGTACTTCCCAGTCAGATTCATAGCCTAAATCCTTTGTTGAGATCAACCCTTCAAGGGTGGGATTGTTGTTAACAGCTCTATCAATACGATTCTCATGGTTGCCCAGAGTCAGAACCATACGAGGCTTGTAGACCTTTTCTTTGTTCTTTTTCTGACGATTTTGTAGGTACTTAAGAGGATCTAGTAACATTTTCATAGCCTGCTTCGCAATGTCGATATCAGACTTGTACCTAAGCCCTTCAAAATACTTGGAGCCTTTAATATCGTGGGAAGACAGACTAGGCATATCAGCAAAGTCCCCGAGGTTAACAACAACGTCAGGCCGGTAATCCGTAATAGCCTGACCAGCCCAAGTAAGATGCTCCAGAGGAACACCTTGCTTGACTTGACAATCCGGTATAACAAGGATTCTCATTCTTCGTAATGGGAAAATAGTTCTTGAGGTTGATGCTCACCGCCATTGTTAAGCTCTGGGTGCTCAGCCAGAAGTTTTAGAAAATCATCTTTCTTAAGTTCACGCCCAGGAGCTGGAGAGACATTATGGTCGAACATCGGGAAGTTAACCGCATAGAATACGTTTTCTCTGATCGAGTAGCCATAATGCAGTTCCAGCACTTTGATGAGGTCTTCTAGCATCTGCATCCATGTAGTGCAGGAATAGCTCATACGTTGCTGGATGTACTGGTCAGGAAAGTCAGACAGATCAGAGTTGTCTTGGTCAATGCTAATACTTACAGTGGTGTCTTTTTTAATCATAGGTTTCTCCTGTTGAATTTGATGAAAATAGTCTTCAAGCTCCATTTAGTACCTCCTCTAGCGAAGGGAAATGTTCAAAGATTATATCTCGACATTGTTCCGCTACCTCACGATGCTCCTTCTGTGTTGCTTTATCGCAACGAATCTCAATGTAATGAATCCAGCTACGCAGGGTTCCATTCATGTACAGTTTAGAGCCTGTGAGACCTTCTGGAAGAAGTGCTCGTGCTACCTCTTTAGCGATACCTTTATTGAGAGCAGCCTCGTACAGGAACTCAGCTTCCTTGGTCAGTCTTTGCTGCACTCCGTCCCACCAAGTGGCTAAATAACGATCATTCTCGTTGCCATAGATGTCCAAGGCTAGGCTATTCTGGCGATTAACCATGTCCTGCTTACGGCACTCACGAGTCTCAAACGCTTCTGCCGTAGCATAACGCTGAGAGAACTCCTGGAAGCTAAAGCTCCGGTGTCTCAGGATCTGACGAGCAATGTCCCTGGTGGTTTCAATTTCCATACAGACATTGACCATCTCGAACGGACTCCAGTGCTTGTTCTTAACCAAGTACTTGAGAAGTTTTGAAGCCGTCTGAGGGTTGTTCTGGTTCGCTGGGTTGCTCACCCGAGCCATGTACGCTATCTTCTCCTCCGCTTGTGGTGTCAACCATATCAAGTTTACATGGGTCATAAAAAGTTCCTTCCTTTGCTGCTTCCCACAGCGCTTTCATAATTACAGAACGAATGATGTCTGAGGTTTCTTCTGAAGATACATGCAGAGTATAGTCTGCCGATCCGTCTTCATTTTCCTTGATTAGTCTGAATTCCATTTCTAAAACTCCTTACAAAATATTCAGCATCAACGACAACAAGAGGCTTACACTGGTTTTGTTTGATGAAGACCACAGGCTCATGCGTCCCGTGTGAGCAGGCTTGGTTGTAGAAGTCATACACGGCGATGCGAGCATAACTCTTACATTCAATCTGCCAGGGATAGAGCTTACGAGCCGCAGGAGACAGCATTACATCCTCGCCAGAGGCTCCCATAGAGGTGGACTTAATATCGTCCCCTTCAAGCTCTGGGGCGTGTTCTAGGAGCCTTGCTGCTGCCCACTTCTGTAGGTTCCGTCCCTTTGCCTTTGCGCTACTGGTTTTCAAGCTTTAGTCCTCTCGTATTGATGCAACAATGCCCCGAAAGCATCCGTGTATTCTTCATCATGGTTAGTCTTACCCATCGTGAACAAGATTGCATGAACCAACTCGTGGCAGAAGGTCTGCTGAGTCATTTGCTCATTCATTCCTGCTCTGAGCTTGATTTCTTGGTTGGCTGGGTCACAGATTCCGTACTCGCTAAGTCCCTCAATGAACCTGACGGTCCAGTCGAATCCTGCAAGGGTAAAGGAGGAAGCCACAGTTGGTCTGGGTGTCGCCTTAACCATAACAGTACACCGTTTTCGGTAACTCGCTCAATATTCCCATCATACGCTTTAACACAAGCATCATAATGTTCCCTTTCAGTTTTACAGTCTTGTAAGATCTTTTCAGCCTTGACAGGACCAATGCCTTTGATACCGATGATATTGTCTGTTCGATCTCCGGTCAGAATCTGAGTGTAGAAGCTACGGATTCCTTCAGCCTCGGTGACATAATACTTCTCTTTCTTGACGAAGTTATAATGCCATCCTTGGACTTGATCAAAGTCTTTGTCTATTGAGACGATCCAGCATTTGTCTTGCTCTTTCGTGGCTTCGATGGCGATTGCATCATCGGCTTCTTGTCCTTCGACGAGTTCTGCTCCAAGTCGTTGGAGGTACTCTCTAAGTCCATCGTAGTGCTTGGGCTTTTGGAAGTCTTTTCGGTTTCCTTTGTATGGGGCTGTTGTCGCCACCATTTGTCGAAAATTCCCTTTACCGGTGAGATAGGCTTTATAGTCATCGCAGTTTAGTTCCGTATAAACTATTTCAAAGATGAGTTCTTTAGCTCTTGCAAAACAGATTTCATCTGTCTCCTCTTCTGACGCAAACGCTACCCGATAAACGATAACGTCTGCGTCAATAAGAGCTAGCTTGGGAAGCTCAGATGAGATCATCGTCTTCTTTAGCGTCTGGGACGTAGGTGCGAACCTCAGTCACAGTCAAGAAGGTCTTCTCAGAGTTACCAACAATGCTAGGAGCCATGCCAAACTTAGCACTCATCTTATGCTTATATGCACTCACGAGAGCCTCGCACTTGGAACCGTTACCAATAGCATCAACTGCCACAGGCTTACCATCAGCATCAAGCGGCTTGAAGATAAACTTGCTCTTGATAACAATGTAGTTACCCTGGGAGTCCTTGTGCTTCACACGAATACCAAGACCAGCAAGCTTAGCCACATCATCGTCAGGGATGTTACCGATGGTGCACTCGTAACGGTCATTGTCCTCATTAAAAGCTTTATTGAATTCAGCCATCCACTTGGACCAGAATAGCTCTCCAGAGATTTTAACGGGTTTAAGATCACTCATTTTTCAATTCCTTTGAAAGTTAATAAAATGTCTGTCTTTCCAGACTGTCAGTTAAGAGTCCTAGCTTGGTTAAGCTGGAACTCATGCTCTTCTATGTATTCTATCGCAGTTAATAGAATCATGTAGATTTGATCCATTTCAATGTTGCGTGTATGCGACACCATGAAACTCTCATCTTTTATGTCAATCACGATTCTAGCATCGTAATCAGTGGGTAGCTCTCCAGTTGGCTCCATATTTGTATTCTCCGTCCAAAGGACAACGTAGTTTATAAAACAGACCAGCTTCAATGATGGACTGCTTTGCAGCCTCTCCAGTCACTTCAGCCAACTGAGCAGGAACCTCAAACTGCCATTCATCATGGACATTGGCTACCATCTTCACAGGCCACTTGTTGAGCTTGATTTTATCATTAAAAATCACCAGTGCCTTCTTCATCACAATAGCCCCTGCTCCCTGTAGGAGACTGTTAAGGGCTGCGTGTTCAGATCGTACCCAAATACGTCTACCATCTAGTCCAGGTACGTAACCTTTGGCAGAGAATCCTGCAACCCTGGAAAGTAGTTGTCCAAGAGCTGGGGTTTGCTTGAGGAACTTGTCCTTGAGGGCTGCTCCATCTCTTGCACTGCCTCCAACGATAGAACCAATCTTTGAATCTCCTGCACCATAGAGGAACGCATAGATAAAAGTTTTAGCAAGGTCTCGTGTAGCGAGTCCCGCTGCTCGTTGGTTAACTGTGTGAACATCTGTTCCATCTTTAGATGATCCCTCAGTGACAGTTCTAACATAATCTTCGTCCTTCATAAAGTGAGCAAGCATACGTAGCTCAAGACCGCTAGCGTCACAGCCAACCAATACATTACCATTTTCTACCGTCCAACATTGTCTACACTCAGGGCCATACAAGCTACCAGCGTTAGGAATCTGAGCCATGTTAGGCTTAGAGTGAGTCATGCGTCCTGTCACCGCCCCGTTGGTGATGACCTTGCCATGTACTCGTCCGTCTGGCCCCATAGCCTCTAACCAAGATTCTATCTGAGCAATCCTCTTCTGCAAGAGGAAATAGTCTGCAATTATTTGCCCTTCAGGGAACAAAACGCCCCTCAAAGTGTCCTCATCTACCAAAGGTTGTCCTGTTGGGGTCAACTTTTGTGGCTTCCATCCAAGCTCGATAAGCTTTTCTCCGATTTGCTTTCGTGATCCAGGATTGAAGGTAATGATCTCGTCTTTGAGTCGCTTTCCTGTCTTTTCTGAGAACCGCTCGGAGACTGTTGGAGGCCATCTCTCTTGCATTTGTTCATATATTTCAGCCATTTTTGTTTTGAGGTCAGTAAGTAAACAGGTTGCATGGATTGTGTCCAGTTTGAATCCGTTACGCTCTTGTTGAGCAATGATTGCTGCCACTTGATGCTCTAGCTCCAGGGACTCTGGAGAGAATCCCTTCTTCTCCAGCTCTTGTGTCAGAAACTCATACGTTTTTTCCAAAACGTCAACATCTCTCTTGCAATAATGTACCAAAAGACTGTCAATGGGTTTATCAAAACATTCACCAGGATACTCCTCTCGTCTGTCCATCATCCAAGACCACACAGCAGCATAGTCAATCTTTGGAATACCGCTCTGCTTTCCGTAGCTTTCCAAGCTGTGTCCGCTCTCTCTCGTTGGCTCTAAGAGCCTGCTTGCTACTAATGTGTCGTATGTTCTCTTCAATACGATCTTCGTCTTCCATAACCTGTTCAAGTGATAGAAATCGAAGGCGATCCCATTGTGAGCTATCAGGAGTGTAGCCTTGCTTAGATAGTCGTTTAGGCCATTTGGATTTTTCCATACTTTAACTTCTCCGGTTTCAAGGTGTTTTGTGACGAGTAAATGGATCGTACTGTGTAACAGGTTCGTCTCGATGTCCAACGCTATTTTCATGGCTTGCTTTCAGTTCCTCGTACTGGTGGATCAGCGTCTGATACTTGGATTGTAACTCATAATACTTGCCTTCCAGGTCGATTAACCTTCCAACTAGTGTGTCAATGTCCATCATTTTAGATTCATCCATAGTCCCACCTGGGCAAAAGCGTAACCAACCCAGATCATGCCGTTAGGCAAGTCCCCCTTTAGCCACTGGAGCGTACCTACGATGAGGTAACCTGCTCCTGTAGCCCCTACAATGATATGTTCAATCATCTTTCTTGTCCTTTACGACAGGAAAACTTTGTCCATTATGTCCAGCATAGTTCAATCCTAGTTTCCTAGCGTCTTCTGCCTTTTTATTCAAGGCCTCATTAGCGAGATACTCTTTAGCCTTCTCTACGATCTTCTCTACGTCCTTCTTACCAAAGATACGTTCCCACTTCTGAGCATACTCCTCTTCAGAGATACTGAAGGGACGAGGAGAGCTTCCTTTCCCTGCTTCTGCTTGACTCATAGATCCTCCAGTTTAACTTCAAACATTCTACCAGTATCCACATCATAGCGCAGGTCACAGGCAGGCCCAGTGAGGCCACTATAGCGATTCTTCGCCACTGCTACCTTAGTGGTGTGCCTCTCAGTAGCGTCTGCACTCATGGAGTTACGCTCCAGGGTAATCACAGCATCTGAGAGCTGTGCAATAGCCCCTGAGCCTCGTAGCTGACTCAAAGACACTGCTTGACCATCCTCGTGACCTTGGTTGCCGTTAGGACGCTTGAGATGAGACACAACAATCAAAGTAATTCCTAGCTCCTGCACGAGTGTTCGCAGGCGAGTCATCATTACATCAATGGCCTTGCGCTCGTCTCCGTTATCTTGACCAGAAATGATGATAGATAAATGATCGAGAAATACAATCCGACAATCACAAGCCTTTGCCATGTACCTGATGCGATTAATAATGTTATCAGCAGAAGTGCTACCGAAATGGTCAAAAAGATAAATACGATCAGTCCCAAGAGTATGCTGGAAAGCATCGTGTAACTCCTCTGTTGATACTTTGGTGTCAGGTAGATGTAAGAGTTTATTAGCCTTCAAGCTCATAATGCTCCTGGCTGTCTTCCTTACAGATTCCTCCAAAAACATTCCACCGATGTTCCACTTCGTGGTGTTCAGAATATGGTAGAGAATCTCTCGCAAGAACTGACTCTTACCGAGTCCAGAGCCTGCGGTGACCGTAATCAACTCCGCAGGTCGGAACCCATAGAGCAGGGAGTTCAGCCCCTTGAACGGATACAGAGCCTCTGCTGGTTGCTCGGGCTTGCTTACTTCTTCCCATAGTGATGAGGCAGCAACAATTCCATCAGGGACATACGTTTCAGCCTTCCACCAAGAATCCACAAAAGACTTCGTTTCACCAGATTTAAGATAATCACAGGCATCCTTACAATCTTGAATATGTTTAACAATCTTGGCCTTAACACCGAACAGTTCTGCTACCTCTTCTGCGGCCTTCTTCCCAGGCTCATCAGCATCAAAGCAGATCACCACAGACTCGAAAGAATCCAGCCATTCAAAGTTAGCCTTACAGTCCTTCAGGGCGCTCTGAGCACCGTTCTTGATAGACACCACAGGCCACTTGCTACCTAGCATCTGGAAGGCCGCTAGTGCGTCCAATTCACCCTCCACGAGCGTGACGTACTTGCCACCCTTGTGGAACAGGGATTGACCGAATAGGGTAGATTTACCCCAATGCCCCTCCACCGAGAAGGTTTTGTTAGCCACTGTACGCACCTTGGAGGCCACATAAGCACCAGTCTCATCAGCATACGGATAAATATGCTTCTGACCTGTCTGAGTGACCTTGTAGTGCTCGCAGGTGTCCCTGGTGATCCCTCGGTCTGGAATCGGTTTAACTTCGCCTTCAGTTTTCATAGCATTCGCTCGCTTAATTTCTTCTTTCCATCGCTCTCGATCCTCATGCGAGGATTCAGATTCTATCACCCCGCAGGAAAAGCAGTAGGTGTGCCCATCTGAGTAGAGAGCATTGGCATCAGAGGATCCGCAGTGCTCGCAGGCAATGTGCCTAACGAATTCTGAGGTTGTTTCATGGATCATGTCGTTTTTCCTAAGGTTTTGCGACACATTATTGCATCATGTCGCTGGTGGAAACATTCACTTAAAACCCCTCATCTGAGCCTTTATTTCTTGCAGGGCTATCTCAGCCCCTACCCCATAGTTTTCATGCGATCCTAGGGTGCTTTTAATCGATTCTAGGAGCATTCTGTTGCTCACCGCTTCCTCGGCACATTTGAGCAGGAAAGATTCCTCTGGCAACGTGTATTCCATGATGACTTTCATAAGTACTCCAGTGTCACTTAAGTGACAGTTTAATGATGGTTAAGACAAAAACAAAGAAAGACAACAACATTAGATGTCTTCCTCTAATTTATTGCTTTTAGCTTCTTCTCTTTGAATCTTCATGTTCCCAACGTCTGCAAGGACGTTATCCATTCCGTACTTGTCAAAGATGTCCACGATGTCATTGATTGTAGACCAATACCATGATTCTTCAATCANNGCATCAATTCTTCTTGGCTTTCATTTTCCATCGTTATACCCCTTTACTTTAAAGTAATAAAAGACAATAAACATTAATGATAAATTAATCATTGATGTCTTCTATGCTACTATGTACTCTATAGTTATTATATAGTAGCTCATCTGTGCCTTCGGTGCTCAGATGCTCATCAAAGTCCCCACCAGTAGCAAGGTCTTTCCGTTCAGCCACCGGCAGGTGAGTGTCAATTGAAGCAAAACAAGCATTACACAGGTCGAAATACTCCCTGGTGTGTCTTATCCTCCTTGTGGATTCAAAATCAGTTAAAACCTCATTACAGCATTGGCAACGCATCAATCCTCCTTTAAATCGTTTTTAAGACGTTTACAAATTCCTATTCTAAGGGTCTATCAGGCATGACAATCAGGGATTTAGTGATTTTCTTGCGATGATAGTCCTCCCTGAAGCACACAAAGTCATCTGTCCCTAATTTAGCCACATAAGCATCCGAGTGCTTGGTCGAGTAGCATCGAGATTGTGCTCCCTGGTGTTCAATATCGTTAAAATAGGTACTCAATCGGTATCCAATGACCCCAGACAGGGCTACGGCAGAGATTGACCCTAAAAGCCAGATTGTTCGCTCAGTATTGCTCATTTTTCTCTCTTTCAATGTGTTTAAGGTAGGCTTCCAAGGCCATATCAACGTAGATAGTATCCATTATGGGCATAATGTCAACGTTTCCGACATAGATAGCTTCAACGTATGGGTCTGCCCATTCATATTCGCTGTTGCATTTTGCATCATATCGCCAATGGTACTCAAAGGCTATGGTGACGTCCACCGGAGAATTGAGGTCTGGCGGTGTCCATTGGAAAATTACAGTGTTTAATGTGTTCATATCGGTGCCTCCTCAGCGTCAGATGGATAAGGTACAAAACCTTTAGGGTCTTGATAGGGTTTCAGGGGTTGAGTTGGAAAAGGCCAATATGGATCGCTCATTACTTCACTCCCTGAATCAATCCATCTTTCATTGTCACATTGGCAAAGAATTCCCGGCCCTTGCCCGTAATGTGAGGTCGATTAGCCCCAGTTAACGTGCCATTGTCCCGATATTCAGGCCCAAACATGCTAGTCTCAATGTATCGCAAGGGTTTACCGATGCAAGATTTAAGGTCTTTTTTGCTAGGGTAGTCAAATACAATCATTTTCAATCCTTGAAAAGTTAACCCTAGGGACAATCCTAGGCCATAACGCACGCACTGACATGCGCTACAGTCTAAGTCTTGATTATGCTGCCACCTTAATATTAATCACTTTTTGCATTTTCTTACCATGAGCAGGGTATGCAATCACTGGCACGGATCGATCCCAGCACGCGCGACACCCGTCACATTTTCCACCACGTGAATAAGCCTCACACAATGATACCCCAGCAGGCACGTGCTCAGGTGTCGGCACAATAACCGAACCGTGTAAACCCTTGACGTATTCACCCCGAACAGAATCGCTAGAGAATCGGACCATGACGTTATCCAATGCCATCATTTCACGCAAAACTGCCCGGAATTTTGGGAATTTATGCATTCGCGTGGGTAACCAATGCTGCACCCAGGGCGTGCGTTGCATCACTTCTAGGATTTTTTGGGCTAATCCGACATGGTAAAGATCCCCAGAATCGAACCATCGGAAAAACCTATCCTTATCCAATGCCCGGACCATGTCATCGACCCATTCCAGACGCTGCCAGTCTTCGCGATTCTCCAGGCGTGGTGCTTTGACGTTGGGATAACGATAGTTTCCGGTGGTGGCATAGCAACCACTGCAGGCGTCGACTAACGTGCCGTCAGCGTTTTTGCTGCCAGGGCAAGTATCCAATGCCTGCAAGGACCACGAGCGGATACCGTCAAGCTTAGAAGTTACTGATATGCGAATCATTGTCAATCCTCGACAGGTTATAGGCAAAATCGCCCCACAATGCCCCATTAGAGCATTGTAGTGGGACTTTACTGTTTCACAGGCCACAGTCTACCATCAGACAATTCAATCGTCTTAAATCCTAGTTTTCGGATTCTATTCCTGATTGCACGAGCGTACACAAACGAGCGTTTGTGCTCAGAATCACCCATGTATGCGCCAGGATCTGTGGCGTGATTGTAGGCAGAACACAGCCCAAAAACTGTATACCCTGCCCTCCACAGAGAGCCATCGGTTTTGTATTGTGCATATGGTTTCATTTCAGAAGCTCCAGAGATAAAAAGGGATGAACACACAGGCCGCAAAGAATACTGCGGCGATTAGTTGGTGGATGAAGGTTTTCATGATTGATTCTCCAACAAACTATACATCATATTTTTCTGCGATATCACCCCAGCAGGCAATACGATAAGAAGACATGAACCGGACGAGTGTCGGCGTGTATGTATCTCCTGCATTCAAGTACATACACAAGCCCTTGCGGGTATCAAAGCATTCAACGCCATAGAATCCGCCTAAAGCGTTCAGGCATTCCATGCGGATATCCTGGGTTGTCGGCGGGTGATAGCATTCATCTGCCCTGGCCTTGCCAACAGCAGTGCGCAAAAGCTGTTCCCTGTTCATAAGTAACAGGGCTTTAGCTTGCTTTGCGTTATCTCCGAATATAGAACGCAGGGCTTTGATTGAGGGTGAACGTAGTGACATGATGCTGATCCTTCGCAAGTATTGTCCGTGTTGGACGAAATACATATTGCAAACCCCGTGCCAGCTTTTTTGTAGTACTTCTGTTTTCAAATCCTTCTAAGTACCGGCAATTTTTGCCACTTGAACGGCAATATTTGCCGATTAGACTGCACTTTTTGCCGGTCTGTAAAGTTATCCACATTAGTCCACAGGTTGTCCACTGTACCCTTTAGGATACCTCTAGAGGGTGCTACACCGGCCCTCACACGCTACCTATAGTGTGTCCTCACTAACTTGAGACACTACCTGTAGTGTGTTAGTGCTTACTTCGCTGAACCTG